GTTTTTGCAAGCATTTCTGATTTTTTCTAGCTCTACTATTGTTAATGATTTTGGTAATCTTTCTGGTTCTTTTATTTTTGAAAAACTGTTCCAAATATTTTCTCTTACATAGCCTTTTAACAAAGCCCACTCAAAAAATGTTCTAAGAACTGTTATCATATTATTTTTAGAAGAATTTTTTATTTGTTGTTCTCTTATATAATCAGCCGCATTTTCAGCTGTTATAGTTGAAATATCAGCAAACTCTTCTATAAATTTTTTAATTATAATTTTTCTGTCTTTAATAGTCAACATTGAATAGCCAGAATCTTGCATATGTTGACAATAAAGGTTAATTATGTTTTCTTTTTCTATAGGTATAAGATTTATATAAGCTTCTTTAAGTTCGTATTTTTGTAATAACCTTTGAGCAATCATTCTTAGCAAATTACAGTCTGTATTGTTATCTAAGTTGCTCATAGTCTCAACAAGTTCTTTAATAAATTTTTCTTTGGACATAATAGCACCAACCTTTCTGATGCTATTATATCACAAAGTATTATTGTTTGTCAAATGTTATTTCGCATTAGCGGACTATTGTGTAAGTAGAATTTCTACTTCTTTTCGATATTTCTCAGGCACTTGCTCGATTGATATTTTGCCAAGCCTGATTTGCATTGCTAAAAACTCAGCCACCGAGTACCACCTCCAACATCGCCTTTTCAAGAACGGCAAGTCTTTCTTCTGCTGTCGGTTCTTTCTGCCAATACTTATCAAAGTTTTCTTCAACTTCTGATAGAGTTGCAGTCGTTTTGAAAGTCAGCTCGTCGTATTCATAAAATGTCTGACCTTCTTCATTTTTGTACTCACGCTCATTTTTGCGTAAATACACATCGGCATATTTACCGACTGGAAAATAAGATATTTTAGATTGCTTGGTAGTGTATTCTGCCATTGTTTTCCTCCTTTTGGTATAGACTGATATATTTTTTGCAAATATTAACAGCTTCAACTATTTTAAGTTTTCTTCTAATAAACCACGAGTTTGTGTGTTTATACCAACTGTAAGCAGATATAATTTTCCGTGCGATATTTATATTAATTTTTCTTTTCCAGAATCTAACAAAAACACGTCTTGTTTTTAAAAATATTTTAGCTCTAATTGTTGTAGAATTCTTTCTAAAAACAAACCCCATCATGTCTATCGGCTCATTGTCTGAAAGTTTGTTTATTTTCCAGAAATCCTTAATATCTAACAACAATTCTTCCTTAAGAAATTTCTTTAACATCAGAAAGGCTCTTTTTACAAACTTCTTGTTTTTACCAGTCAAGATAAAATCGTCCATATAGAACAAAACGTGTGTTATCAGCCTCTTGCGAACAACCCCTCTTTTAGTTCTTCTGAAAGTGAATAATTTTTCGCTTGCAAAATGATAGGCATAAGACAAATAATAATTACACAAGTATTGAGATAAATATGAACCAATTGAAAGACCGCCGTTAAACATTGATAATAATAATTTGAATAACCATATAAGCGTGTTGTTTTTAATATCTCTTTTCAAAAAATACATTAATTTGTCTTGTGGTATTGATGGAAAACACTTTACAACATCTCCTTTTATAAAATATTTTACTTCATTTCTATCAATCCACCTGCGTATAAATCTTTTGCCATAACATTGTCCTTTATTTGGCAAAGATGCACATTGAAATACTCCGATTTTTGCCATTAACATCTCTTTAGCACCTTCTATTGCGATATAATCACATATTTGGTGAAGTGGCGACTGAACCCCTATAGTTCTTTCTTTTTTGCACATAGAATCGTACTTGGTGAAATATTGTATGGGTCTTAACTTCAGTGTTTTGTTTCTGATTTTGTCTGACAAATAATTAGCAATATTTAATACAATACAATGTATTCTCGTGCGGTCGTTATTCACAAAACCTGTTATCTCTAAATAACTATAATTTGAAAATTTGCAAAACAATCTTCGCACATCTTTTCTATTCCATTTTCTTTTTAAATATTTATATATGCAACTAACAATAAAATCCATGTTGCATATATCTATGTTTTTACAGTATCTTTTCATTATGACCTTTCTAATAATGTCTCAATGGATTTCGCTAAACTACTAACCACTGCTGTAACGATTAATTTTACTTAGTTAAGTGAGCCGTGCCCGCTTAAAGCGGGGAAACTTGGCACATTGATTTTTATTAGATTGCCGAGGCAAGATATTCCAGTTCGAGTTCGTCAACGAGTTGTTGCCATTCAAGTAACGTAAGCCACACTGAACGTCATTGTTCAGATTACCGAAAGACTGCCATACCTTGCTGTGCCAAGAGTCCTCTATAAAGGGCTATCGCCCCTCAATGCTTCGCATTTTCACCCCACACTTCGCCTACGGCTTCGTCCAGTTGCTGAAAGCCGAGGCAAGATAGTCCAGTACGAGGACGCCAACGAGTCGTAGCCACTCAAGCAACGCAAGCCACACCGAACGCCACCGCTCAGATAACCGAAAGACCGCCACACCCTTGTACCAGATGTAGGAGAGTTGGTATAAATTCCATCGCCAAACCCTGTTGTAGAGCCTGCCGCTGATTCTATTGGCACAATAACAGATGGATTGTTTTCGTCGATTGCTATTTTGCTGACGTACTGCCAAGCGTTGTTTGTTTGAGCCAATTGATAACCAACTAAATCATAATTAGAAGTTATTGAAGTTGCGTAATTATGGCAATCGTAACAAGCGTAAACTTCAATTTTGTACGTTCCGGTATTGTCGTTGTTGATTATCAAGTTTTGAATGACTTCATAACCACCAACCATCACTTCTATGCCGTTAATTGCAAATGGTTCTTTTCCCGATAAATTGTCATAAGGCGAGCCGTCTTGTCCGAGCACATCATCACAACCGCCACTATTCCACGGCATTGTTGATATTTTAGTTGATAAGGTAGTGTCAAAAATAGCAGAATCAACATAAACTGCACTTTGACCACCGCCAATATCTGTTATTGCGGTTATTTTAACTCTGTTAGCTATATCGTGCACACTTGCATTTACTCTGTCTTCTGTCGTAGCATTGCCAATAGAAACAGTTGAACCGACAAGCAGATTGACTGCTTGAGCGTTAGTAACAACCACACGATTAACACCTGTTTCTGCAACTAAATTGTTATATTGAAAATAATAATTTTGGCAACCTTTCATCACGTTGTCAGAAATTGTCGTTGCATATTTTAACCACATCATTAATTGAACATAAAAATCGTCGTGCGAGGTTTTTCCGCTGTACTGGGTTCCCTTAGCCGCAAACGCTGTAATTTGTTCATTGTGGCTCATGCCGTTATATTCTGGATATACGCCGCTAATAGAAGCAAGGTTATTATTTTCGTGTGGATTTCTACCTGCCGCATACTTGGCAAACAGCAAGTACGGTCTAATAGTTCCGTCTGGCTTTTCTGCCGCTTGCAAGATTTTATAACCCTCATATGGAAAGTCAGTGTAAGAAATTTCCCAATAAGTGTCAGTGAACGTTGTTTTTAAGTATCCTGCCATCGCCATAACGTACACATCGCCATTAGTTCCGTCTGCCCTGAAATTATCGTCACCCTTAATAGCCGTAACGTGATAATCGTCGTTTGTGTCTACATAGCCATTGACAATTATCGACCGAAACAATCCGATGCCCTCATAGTCGTTTCTGCCTTTGACTGTGTTTGTTGACGGTTCACAGACAAGACCCATGTTGTCGTCAAATTTTGTTCCGAGAGGTGACTGCGACACAGAGAACTGATTGAATCGAACAGTGTAAATTTTGCCTGTTCGCTGTGCGTTCCAGAAGCCATCAAGACCGATATATTCAGTGCCGTTGAAATAAACATTGTTCACGTTTGACGCAATATCATTCAATTGCGTATCTATCTCATCTATTGCATCTTGTGTGTTAGTAGCCGCAAGTCCACTTTCTGTATTGTTGTATTCTAAATCTATTGCCGACGCTTCTGCATAATTGCCTGTACCATCACCCTTTAGAACGCCGTCTACGTCTCTCATTGTTTGCAACATCTCACCGTATTTAGTAGACGCTATTGGCTGACCGTTATACATTAAAACAGCCATTTAATCACTCTCCTTAAAATTATACTTGACAAATCATACCTTTTGTGTTACAATAATAAAAAAAAGGAGATTTGTTATGATTGAAAAATTTTGTACTTACTTGTATTCTATTAAAAATAGGTCACATAGGACTATAACCGAATATCGATATGACCTAAAGAATTTTGAAAAATTTATTAAAAAAGATTTAATAACTGTTAACAGCGGCGATATTATCTTGTATTTGAAAAATCTTTCCGACAAGAATATGTCAAGTAGTTGTAGAGCCAGAAAATTAAGTTCTATTAAATCATTTTATCGCTACCTTCAAATGTTCGACGTTATCACAGCCAGTCCAGCCATTAATATCGGCACGCCTAAAATTGAAAAGAGACTACCAAAATATTTAACCCTCGTTGAATCTATTAAATTAATAGAAACGTCTAAAAAGCAAAAAGATAATTTTTATAAATATAGAGACACTTGTATGTTACAGATGTTTCTTAACTGTGGACTAAGGCTGTCTGAACTTGTTGACTTGCATATGGCTAAAATTAGTGGGGATAAAATAGAAATTATTGGCAAGGGTAACAAGCAAAGATTTGTCTATATGAACAGTGCTTGCCAAAAAGCTTTGTCAGACTGGCTAAACTACAGAAAGAATTTTTCTTGTGACTATTTGTTTGTCTCTAAAAAAGATATAAAAATATCTAACACAGCTGTACAGGCAAAAGTCAAAACCTTATTTGAAAAAGCAGGTCTTGATAGCCATAAATACCACGTACATAGTCTTAGACATACATCTGCAACATTAATGTATCAGTATGGCAAAACCGATGTACGAGTACTACAACAATTTTTAGGACACTCTACGATAGAATCAACCATGATATATACCCATGTTAATGACAACCAACTAAGGTCTGCTGTTATTAATAACCCACTATCCAACCTATAGGCAAAATCTTAATTTGGTTCAGTCTGAATAATCAATTCCTGTGATAGATTTGTATTCCTCTTTTGTAATACGCTTCATTTTCACTAAAAATTTATACAACCTAATTTCAGCATCGCTCATTTAGCATCCCCTCCTGACAACAAAACTATTTCTGTTAAATCTGCCAACAATTGGTTTAACTGTTCATTCTCAATTTCTTCTTGCGTTTTTTGCCCCAATACTATCCATGATTTTCCGTCACGAATAATATTGGACAGCAGTTTCATGTCTTGATATGTTTCTATTTTTTCTCCGTCTGATATTTCTACCAAGGACAAGTTATTTTCAAAAATTGAATCTTCAATAACTTGTCTGGCAATATAATTGTTTCCGTTTAATTCAAGGTTTTCTATAATTGTTCCGTCTGCCAATTTTATGTGGTACATTGATTGACCCCCTTTAATTCGTTATATAAATTATTCATATTTGTTCGTTGCTGTCTGCTCATTAGTTTGTAGTGATTGTTGAACCACGATGTAAATAAACGCTCAAAATCTTTTTTGTATAAAACAGGTGCAAGCTTTTTCATTTTTCTCCGCATTGCTGTTAGTCTTTTGGGATTTATTTTCTTTATAATTCGACCTGTTTCTGTTAGCGAATATTGTATTTGCAAAAATCTCCAACAACTTGATAATTTGCAAATTCTTGTCTTTTTAGCGTTTATTGTGATTCCTATTTTTGTAGATTCCTCGACTATTTCTTTTAGCAGTGATTCTAAATAATTTTTATCTTGGTGAATTACATAACTGTCGTCCATGTACCTGCCGTATAGCTTTACGCCCTTAACAATTTTTATATAGTTGTCTAAGTCTTTAGGATAAGCTATGCCAGCAACCTGAGCTACTTGGTCGCCTATATTAAGATGCTTGTCCATTATTTTGCCGCCAACACATAACGCTTTATCTATATTTTGATATTCTAAAGAGTTAAATAATTCTTGCATGCATACGGAATATTGTTCGTCACTCATATAGGAAACATCTACCCGAGACTTTTCAATAGCTTTTTCAAGAACCCATAAAGCGTCATTTTTAATTCCTATTTCTTCAAATATTTTTAGAAAATAATCGTGTCTTATATTGTCAAAGTATTTGCTGAAATCTATTAACAATATATATCCATCGTTGCTACCGTGCTTAGAGTAAAATCGTCTTAAATGTCTTTCAAACCTATCCCTTGTAAAGCCAATACCCTTACCTTCTAAACTTGCTCCGTTATCATGTATAAGGTATTTTTTTATTACAGGAATCAACTCTTCTGTGCATAGACAACTTTTAACCACCCTGTCTCTTATGTGCTCTCCTGTTATTAATCTTGTTTTCCCTCTTTCTTTTAATATAAATTCTGAACCATCAGACAATTCAAACGTTCGATTCTTTATAGATTTATAAGTTTCTGATATTTCTGGCAAAAACCTCATTTCATATTTTTGAACAGAGGCTTTCCAATCACTATTCTTCTTGGTCTTTTTATAAGCTTTATAAAGATTATTAGAATTAAATGTTTCATGCTCACAGCTACAATTCTCGTAAGAAGTAGCGTCATGTTTAGTATTTACCATACGGAAGGATATTTTCTCCTTTCTTTAATGCAAATCGGTCAAATGCCTTTTTAATTGCAAAATTGAAATCGGGACGCACGCCATTAGAGTTAGAAGCGTTGTTGTTGTTGGCATTACCGTTGTTGTTGACATTGGCAAAGTTCGTCGATGATATTAGAAAATACCCCATGGATTAGTTGTTAAAATTTTTAGCAAACTTGTTGTCAGACTTTCTCCATCCTTTTATCAAAGATATCTCTTTTTCTATTCCATCTGAAAAACGTAAGTACTTATCAATATCAACTGGTAGCGTTTCAATTGCATATTGAAGCTCTTGTAGTAATCTGTTGCATTGACCTATCGCCCTATCCTGATGTATTCGCCTTTCAATCAATTCTTCTTTATAGTGAGGATAAATGCTGTTGGCTACAAAAATGTGTTCCTGAACACTTCTAAGACAGTCCATAACTGAATCTCTCTGGTCTATGATAAACCATTCTTCAAACGAGTTTGTCTTTTCCTTCCTATCATCGTAATGCTTCTTTTCCGCATCGTTTAATTCATGATATGGTCGTTTCCCAAATGTTTTTGCTAAATATTCTTCTGACTTCTTACTACTGTAGCCAAAATCTCTCAAAAGCAAGTCTGTTATCTCTTTTCTGACTTTATAAAAATGATGAAACACCTCAAATTGAGATTCTTTTCTTTTTCGTTTTACGACTGACACTTAATTTCTCCTTTTGTAAAATGTTTTAATTATTTTCACCCCGTAAAGGGGTTCAATTTAAGATATACAGAAAGCGGGACGCACGCCAAGAGAGGCAGAAGCGAGGGCGTAGGTGGCA